ATCCTGGTGACGCGGGCAGAGTGAACCTCCAGCAGTACGCCGATCACCGCCAGGCCCTGGGTCTCCGGGGGGCCACCCATGTTTCGGTGCTCAGGGCGATTAAGGCGGGTCGGCTGCAGTCCCCAGCGGTTGAGCGTCAGGGGAAGGGCTGGGAGATTGATCCGACATTGGCTGATGAACAGTGGGCCCAGGCCACCGACCCAGCGCCGCGTGGTACCAATGCCGGCCAAGACCAGAAGCCCAGGCCGAAGGTTGCCACGCCGGGAGGCCAGCCGCCCACGGCCAAACAAAATCAGCAGCCGGCAAAGCCCAGGTCATTGCCTAAAGCAAGGGCGAAAACGCTCGCAAGCCCCGCCGATCCAATCGACGGACTGGACGACGATCCAGACACAGAAAAAGCGGACTTTAACAAGGAGCGAGCGTTGCACGAACGCGAAAAGCGTTTGATTGCTCGAATGGAGCGAATGGAAAAAGCAAAACAGCTAGCTTATATTGAAGACATGGAAATAGCCTATAATGCTGTCCTACTCCAATTAACCACCTTAGCAAGCTCAGCTCATAAGCGAATCAAGGCAATGATTCCCCACCTTACTCACGAAGAACTAAGCGAGATCGAAAGGGTTATATCCGAGATTTTTGAGTCTGTATCTTCTAATGAGTTTGAGGAACTACCAGAATGATTGATCGCAATATCCGAAAGATGGCCAAACGGCTTGCCGCGATGGTAAAGCCTAAGCCGTTTATGACGATGCTGGAATATAGTAACACTCACTACTATGTGACAAGCGCAACTGATGGCCGGCAAAAATGGCGTACTAGGCCATATCAGGAAGATTGGTTTTTAGCGCCAACTGACCCAGAAGTTGAGTGCATGGTTTGCCAGAAGCCGTCGCGGGTTGGCTGGTCGGAGTATGTGAAAGCGGTAATTGTGTTTTTCTCCGACTGGCGCCGGTCTAAGATTATGCTGGTGCAGCCTACAGACTCTGAAGTACAGAAATACAGCACCGAAGATATAGATTCAATGTTTGACGACAATCATGGAATCCCAAGATTAAAAGGACAATTAAATAACAAAAAAACAAAAGGAGCGTTAAAAAATAGCTACGATTTTAAACAGCTTGTCAATGGTGCGTTGATCCACTTGGTAAGCGCCGCAACGCCCCGGTCTGGTCGTCGGGTGGAGCGAAGCCCAATTCTGTTCGAGGAGCCAGCCACTTACGATAGCCCCGAAGGTGACACCATTGGAAACCTGTTTCAACGGGCCGGTAACATTTGGGATCCGTTTTTTACGATTGGCGGCACGCCAATATATCCTAACGATTACATGGAGCAAGCCTTTAAGAAAGGCGATCAACAGTATAGATATTATCCGTGCCCGCACTGCAATCACTATCAACAACTGCGCTGGGAAAATTTTATAAAGGAGGGCCCTGATGAAGGGCGGATTCGTTGCGAGCATTGCGAAACCCCAATTGATTACAGCAACCTGTATTCAATGGACAAGGCGGCTGGTTGGGCCTGCCCGCTAGGCCTGGATCGCAGCAAGCAAGTTTTGCGGAACGGTGTGCCGATCTGGCGATCACAGCAGGTAGGCCCTGGCATGTCCTACCACCGAGCGGCTATGTGGCCCGAGTTGGTGGCTCGGCATCGGGTGGCGCTGGAACAGATGAAAATGGGTAACGTGGCGCCAATGCAGACGTTTCACAACACAGATTTAGGGGTGCCGTGGGCCGATGAGATCACCAGCAAGCTCACCGGCGACGGCTTGGCCGAGCGTCGCAAAAATGCAGGCTTCGGCAATGGCTACCCATGGGACGGCGAAGAGTGGGACATTCCGACCGGGGTGCTGCTGCTGACCGATGGGGTGGACGTGCAGGGCGGCGGCGGCACCGTGGGTGAGCGGCTGGTCTACACCCTCTGGGGTTGGGGGACCGGCGAGGAAGGGTGGCACATTGCCCACTTCGAGATCGAGGGGGACCCCCAGCAGCCGGATGTATGGGAGCAGCTGAACGTGATCAGCACGAAGGCCTGGGCCCGTCAGGACGGGGGAACCATGAAGGCCAACCTGGGAGGGGTTGACCATGGCGGCCTGTGCAGCAAGCAGGTAGAGGACTTCTGTCGGGCCCGTCCTGATCGGTGGGTGGCCATGAAAGGCTCGGGCACCAAGGGGCTGCCGATCATCCAGAAGGGCAGGCCGACGGAAGTCAACCGCAAGAATCAATCAGTCACCCGGCGCGGCGGATTGCTTTACACCACTGGATATGACGCCAGTGTGAACATGCTGAAGGCGATGCTTCGGGTTGAGCAGCCGGGGCCTCGATACCTGCATTTTGGGCAGGCTTCTACAGATGAGTTCCTGCGGGAACTGTTCCCCTGGAAGTACGTCCCGAAGACCAGGGCCCGCACCGAATACCACTGGATCAAGCCCCCAGGCTGCAACGACGAAGGCGGCGACTGCACCAGGATGGCCTATGCCGCAATGTTGCTGGTTTCCCGCCGCTATGCCAAGGGAACCATGTGGGCCCAGCTCGCCCGCACCCTGGGCACCCAGGCGCCGGGGACGGGAGGGGGAGGGGGAGGGGTGGCACCCCCAGCACGAGACCCCCAGCGATCGGGCTGGCTGAAGAGCTCCAGCGCAGGCGGGCCGGCCAAGCGCAAAGGCTGGCTAAAGAGGTAAGATGGGGCCATGGCCTATACGCTGACCCAATTACAGGAGCTACGCAACGCAATTGCGGAGGGGGTTTTAAGCGTTCGGTTTAGCGACGGCCGGCAGTTGACCTACCGAAGCCTTGACGAAATGCGCCGCATCGAAGCTGTAATGGCGGCAGAGCTGGAAAGCGGTTCGAAGCCCCGCTTGCGGCGTACCTACCTCAGCATGTCTCGGCCAACCTGATGGGTAAGGGTAAGAGCAAGGCAAAAGGCAAGCGGCTAAGGGACGACCGGGAATTCGCCCGTCGCACCATGGCCCGGTTTGAGGCCGCAGAGGACACCCGGCGAACCTCTGGCTGGTGGACAAACAACAGCGGCCCCAATAGCGATCTGCGTCAGGCGTACTACTGGCTGGTCAAACGGCACCAAGATCTTGCCGATAACGATGCCTACGCCTCCAGAGCGATTGGTGTGATTATAAATAATTGGATTGGCGATGGGATTATGAGCACTCCCATAGGCGCAACTAGCAAATATAAATCAAGCTATAATACCTGGGCGGAATCACGACATAGCGATTTTTACGGTACTCATGATTGGTACGGCAATCAATCCGTTGGGGCCAGAACTACAGCGGTACGCGGCGCCGTTCTAGTGCGAAAACGGATATATCCCGAACTGTTTGAGCGTTACGGAATAGTGCCTTTGCAAGTGCAGATGCTTGAGCCTGACTGGTTAGATTTTAATAAAGACAATTCTCAAGACATTTTATTTGGCCAGCAGTTTGATAGCGCAGGCCGTTTGATGGGTTACTGGATTAGAGATAGCCACCCTGGCGAAACGTCGCTAGGTATTGGCGTTAGGGTGCAAAGCACCTTTGTGCCAAAAGAAGAGATAAGTTTACATTTTGACTGCAGGCGGGCTGGCCAGCGGATGGGGCTTCCGTTTGGCACGGCAGCGATTTTGACCCTGCGTGATATGGGCGACATTAGGGCGGCTCAGCAGATGAAAGATAAAATTTCAGCTTGCTTTTTTGGGGTTACAACTGATTCTGATGTACAGCAAGAGAGCAATTACGCAGCACTAAAAGCTGATGGTAAAGGTTTTGGGTTTGACGAAATTGAGCCTGGCGCGGTTGAGCATCTTCCCCCCGGTCGAGCTTTTGAAGCATTTACTCCGCCAAGCTCTGGTGATTTTGTTAGCACCCATCGTGAGTACGCCCATGCTGTAGCAGCAGCCTACGAGATTACCTATGAATCAATGACGGGTGATTTGTCAAACGTTAATTATTCGAGCTTTAGGGGCGGATGGCTTGAGTTTAGTAGGCGAATTGCTTATTTACGGGGGAAAGTTTCCATCCCCGGAATGCTGGCGCCGGTGTGTGAGTGGCATGACGAATTAGCCCGGATGGTTGGCCTGCTGAAAGGGCCAATGAGCTGGACCCATACCCCGCCGCGTCGGGAGATGATTGACCCAACCAAGGAAATTCCAGCGCTGATTTTGGCGGTGAGGGCTGGATTTATGAGCTTGTCAGAAGTACAGCTATCATTTGGCTATGTGCCTGAAGAAGTAATTGAAGAGCTGAGCAGAGATATGCAAAGAGCCAGGAACGCCAGCCTGATCCTGAGTACAGATGCCGCGTTGGTTTCCAATGCTGGCGTAACCCAGGCTCGCCCGGCAGGGTCTGCATTCACCAACTCAGCGCCTGACCCTGGCGCAGAAGAGGGCAGCGACCCGCCGGACTGATGGCGCTGACCACTTAAACTACCCTCAGCATCTGAGCATCAATGGCCCCAGGAGTAACCGTTAAAGCCGCCGCCACTGCCCCAGTTTTGCGGCTCTATGGCGAAGTGGGGGTTGACGTGTTGGTTGATGACGTAGCCCGAGCGCTGGACGCTGCAGGGGGGCGTGATGTGGAGATTCACCTGTTTTCGCCTGGCGGCGCGGCGGCCGAAGGGATTGCAATCCATAACGTGTTGGCGGCTTACAAGGGTAGAAAGGATTATGTGGTGGATGGCTTGGTGGCATCTGCCGGCTCGATTGTCCCAATGGCCATCAGCAAGGCCAAGGGTGATCGCCGCTTGATGCCAAGCAATGCCCTGCTGATGATCCATAACTGCTGGGGTGGATCGGTTGGAGACGCCGATTCGATGGATGCCGCTGCGGCCATGCTGCGCGTTCACTCCCAGGTTTATTCCACCACCTATGCCAAGGCATCGGGCCAATCGGTTGAGCAGATCCTGGAGTGGATGGGCGCGGCCCAGGGGGGCGGCACCTGGTTCACCGCCGAAGCGGCCCTGGCGGCTGGTCTGATTGATGCAGTGATCGATCCGGTAGATGTGCGGGCCAGCGTCCCGCCGTTGCCTGCGGGACGCTTCCCAGACCCTCCAGGGTGGGTATCTAAGGCCCTGGCGTCAATGGTTAGAATAGAATCAGGAGATCACCCTGAACACTCCCGAGCTGAAAACATGCCCACGCAAGATCAGGCCGGGAGCG